CGTAATGCACAGGGCGGAAGAACATTTATGAACAATAGCTTCGCTCGTGCAGGAATACCTATGCCAACACGAGGTTTTGATATGCAAAGTGCCTTGATAAGTGGTGCGTTTCCTCTGTTATTTGGTCAAGGTCCAGTAGGAGCTATAGCTGGTGGTCTTGGTGGTGGTGTCGGTGGAATGTTTGGTGGAATGGGTGGTTTTGCAGGAGGTATAGCTGCAACTGCAATAGTCCAACAGATCCAGAGTGCCATCAGTGGAATTAGTGAATTAGGTAAGGCATTAGGCCCGTTTGCAAAAAATACTGATGCCGTTACGACAGCTTTAGGATTGCAGGGTTCAGCCGAGGAAGCTCGTATCCAGATGATAGAAAAAACACAAGGAAAGACAGCAGCTTTCAATGCAGCTATGCAGGTAATGAATGTTCAAATAGGTGACAAAGGTGTTGATGCTTTAAGTGAATTTGGTGAAACAACTAGGTTAATGAATAATCAATTTGCTATTGCTATAACTCGAATAGGGGCATTTACAGCAGGGTTACTTAACTTCGTAAATAAAACTCTAGGTATTCAACAGGGATTACAGCGAGGTTCTGCTAATCGTGCACTTAAATTAGGAATAGCTGAGAAAGATCCAAGAGCCTTAGCACTACAAGCAAGACAAGCTGAAATAGATGCTATGCCGAAAGTTGAACGGATAGTAGACGTACCTGGTATTGATGGTACGCAGCAGCAGATTATGGCGCTTCCAAGTAAACAGGCTGAAGAGGCACAAGCAGCATTAGACTTAGATAAACAGAGGTTTAGTGTAATAAGAAGTACAGAAGCAGAAGCGGCACTATTAACTGAAAAGTTTGACGCTTTAATAAAAGCTAATGAAAAAGAAGAAAAACTTACTGCAAGAGTATTAGAACTAAGAAGAAGTGGTCTAAATCCTGAAGTGGCTAAAACTGTAGCTGAAATAGAAAAACAAGCTACTCTCAGTAAAGAATCATTGGATAATGAGATAAATCAATTACAAAATAATAAAGAACGAAGTGTTGATGAGCAAACCAGATTAGATACTTTAATAGACCAAAAGAAAGCTATAGATGATGGGGTAAAAGGATTAGATAAAAAATTACAAAAAACACATGAGCTTACTGAGGCAGCAACCCAAACTTTAGATGCTTTTGAAAGATTGAGAGACACAATAACAATAGATATAGGTAACGGAATAAAAGGTCTAATAAAAGGAACTCAATCTTTAAATGATGTGTTACGAAATGTAGTTGATAAGTTAGCAGACGCAGCATTAAATATGGCAATATTTGGAAACGTAGGCGGTGGATCTGTAACAGGAGGTATTTTGGGTTCAATATT